ACCAGAGGCAGTAAGCCAAGCGGTGACGCCCGAACAGATCAAGGCTCTGTATTACGCCAACGTAGGCTACAAAGCATTGAACAAGGCGAAGCAGACGACGGCAGCGGCCAAGAAACCTAAAGAGGTGCAAAAGCCTCCGAAGAAAGTATCGACCAACCGTCAGAAGGCTCCGTCAGACCTCTCCAAGATTTCCGACCCTGCGGCTTATCGTGAGGCGTATATGGCTCGGAGACGTAAACAAGGATAAAGAGCTATGGCTAACACTAACCTGACGATTGATATGATCACCAACCAAGCGCAGATGGTTCTGCACCAAAAGCTGAACTTCATCGGCACCATTGACCGCCAATACGATTCTAGCTTTGCTAAGTCCGGCGCGAAGATTGGTGACACCCTGCGTATCCGCCTTCCAAACGAATACACTGTTCGTTCGGGCGCAACGCTCTCGACGCAAGACACCACCGAAACCAGCGTTTCGCTGCCGGTGACTACGCAGAAAGGTGTTGATGTCAACTTTACTTCGGAAGAGTTGACATTGGACATTGACGACTTCTCGAAGCGCATCATTGAGCCGGCTATGTCGGTTTTGGCCGCTAACATCGAGGCAGACGCCATCTCCATGTACAAGGATGTCTACAACTTCGTTGACAACGCTGGCTCGGCTATGACCTTCGCAAAGGCTCTGGCTGCATCCGGTAAGTTAACCGACAACCTGACGCCTTACGATGGCCGCACCTTGAACCTAACAACCCAAGACAACATCGACATGGTCGATGCTCTCAAGGGTTTGTTCAACGCTCAAGACAAGTTGTCGAGCAACTACAAAGAGGGTCGCCTTGCTGGTCCGGTCGCGGGCTTTGAAGGCATCTACGAAAACACTCTCTTGGGCAACCACACCACCGGCACGGCAGCAGCTACGACCGGCTACCTTGTCAACGGCGCCTCTCAGTCGGGCTCCAGCCTGACTGTTGACACCGGAACCACCACGTTCCTCAACGGTGACGTTATTACCATCGCTGGCGTAAACCGCGTTCACCCTGAGACGAAGGCTGACACGGGCGTGCTGCAACAGTTTGTTGTCACGGCAGACAGCGGTGCTTCGGCAACCTCGTTGTCGATTTCCCCGGCCATTACCGTTACCGGTGGCAAGCAGAACGTGACGGCAGTCCCTGCCGATAACGCTGCTATCTCCAAAGTCGGCGGTGGCGCTAGCTCGGTCTTTACGAACTCAATGGCATACCACAAAGACGCCTTTACGTTCGCAACGGCTGACTTGGTGATGCCAAAAGGTGTTGACATGGCTGCACGGAAAGTCCTCGACGGCATTTCCATGCGGATCGTGCGTGACTACGATATCAACAACGACAAATTCCCTTGCCGTATTGATATCCTCTACGGTTACGCTGCGAAGCGCCCACAGCTTGCTTGCCGCATCGGCAACAACTAAGGCACAATGTGAGAGGGGCTTCGGCCCCTCTCGCTACCTTCTAGGAGACGTTCATGGCCTATCGCTGCAAAGTATATTCAAAGAATGCGTCTGGTGGTTTAGATAGCCAGATTGTAGACAGCGCAGACATCCCCAAGGGCTGGTCGCCTGACCCTGCTGACTTTGACAAGCCAGTAGCAAAGCCTAAAGCCAAGAGCGGCAAGAAGGTTTTAAAGCATGGCAATAACTAATTACACCAACCTCAAGACGACGCTTGCAGACTATCTGCACCGGTCGGACTTATCTGACAGCGTGCTGTCCACGTTCGTAACGCTGGCAGAGGCGCGACTTAGCCGACAGCTCCGGTTGTTCAACCAAGAAGCCACGGCAGAGCTTACGGTCACGGCTGGTAGCAACACGGTGGCATTGCCTACCGGATGGATTGAAACAATCGACCTCGTATACGCTGACGATAAAGACCCATTGACGGCACAGTCCGTAAAGAGCCTCAACGGTCAGTCATCTACCTCGACATCGACAGGCCGCCCGAGACTGTACGCAACCACCAACGGCAGCAATTTGCTGTTCGACGTGTCGGCAGACCAAGCCTACACACTGTCGCTCAATTATTTTAAGCGGTGGGACATTGAAACGGATGACGTTAACTGGCTGCTACTCAACGCGCCTGACGCTTATCTGTACGCCTCGCTGCTGGAAGCTAAGATTTACACCAAGAAGGCCGAGGACGCTGCGATATGGGCGCAAGGCTTAAAGCAGGCAATTGACGACCTAAACAAGAACGACAACCGCAGCAGGCGTAACGCAACGGCTAGAGTAGATAGTGCTATAGTCAAGGCTGGTCGCTTCGATATAAACCGAGGGTATTGATATGCTGCAATTTGGTTCGTGGGAGCCTGACAAGGCCGAATATCAGAACCCCGGCGCGACGGACGCGAAGAACGTTTTATCCATTACAGGCACGTCATACGGGCCAATGAGCAAGCTGGCCACCGTCATTGACGCGTTAGGTAACAGGCCGCAAGGCGCGAACGCATTCCGCGCTTCGGATGGCTCTATCGCAACGTTCTGCGGCGACGTGAACGATCTATATAAACTCGACGCGACAACCTGGGATGAAATTTCAAAGACGACCGGCGCGTACACAACGGCGTTTGACGACACTTGGCAGCTAATTCAATACGGCGATAGGGTTGTTGGCGTGAACGGCCACACCGATCAGCCCCAAAGCTACGTCATGGGAACGTCGACGGTATTTGCCGATCTAGCAGCCGCCGCGCCGCGTGCCAAACATATTGCGGTCATTAACAATTTCGTAATGGTTGGGAATACATGGGATTCCACTGACGGCGTTGTGCCGAATCGCGTTTGGTGGTCTGCAATTGATGACCCGACAAGCTGGCCGACGATTGGCTCAAGCGCAGCGGCGCAAGTGCAATCGGATCGCCAGGACTTACCAACCGGCGGGCAAGTGCAGCATATCACAGGGGCTGTTGGCGGCGCTGACGGTGCCGTGTTTATGGATAAGTCAATCTACAGGGTGACATACGAAGGCGCACCGCTTGTATTCAGCTTTCAAGAAGTTGAACGCGGGCGTGGGGCATTTATCGCTCAGTCTGTTGTAAACGTCGGGCCGTTCGCGGCTTACATTGGCGAAGATGGTTTTTTCCTTTTTGATGGGTCTCAGTCTATTCCAATCGGGGCGCAGAAGGTAGATGAATATTTCTTTAACGACATCGATTTTAATTACCTTGATAGAGTTAGTTCGGCTGCTGATCCCATAAACAAGCAAATCTATTGGTCCTATCCATCCGCGCCAAGTTCTGACGGTGCGCCGGATCGGCTCATTGTTTATAACTGGGAAACGAAGCGTTGGACGTATGGCGAGCAGAGTTGTTTTATTTTGTTCTCAGACATAACGAAGTCATACACGCTTGATCAGTTAGATAGCTTTGGAAACATGGACACGATTGAAACCTCGCTTGATAGTCGCACATGGATTGCCGGTCAGCTTACGCTTTCGGGTTTTGATAGCACGTTCAAGTTATCAACATTTACAGGGGGCGCATTGCCAGCGACCATGACGACGACCGAATTTGGCGGCATGGAGTTATTCGCCAAGCCAAATGAGAGGATGTATATAGACGGCGCAAGGCCATATGTTGACGGTGGCAGCTACACAGTGAGCCTTGTATACCGTGACAGCCCAAGCGGGGCGGTCTTAACGGACGGACCTAGCGCCGTTGACGCTAGTGGCATGGCTGGGTTCACACGCTCTTGCCGATATGGGCGCATCCAAGTTGACGTTGCGGAGAACGCGCTTTGGACGCACGCCCAAGGCGTTGACATCCGAGCTACTGAGGATGGTGAGTTCTGATGGCTGTTTTAGAATACAAACCTAAAAAAAACAAAAAGCAAAGCGTGTTAGACACGCAGTTTAATTTTGTTGAGAGTGGAGATGCTTACGCTTCAGCGCCATTAGACCCAACATTTGACGCAGTTGAATACCCCAGCTACACAGGATACAGAGACAATCAGAGCATTCTTGATTATCTGGCCTTGAGCGGAAGCGGCAGTTGGAATCCAATATACACTGAAGATGCAAACGGTGTAAGGCAGCGTGGCTTTAGTATGAATGGACGCGCACAGGCCAACATCCCAATAGACCCGATACTAGAAGATGCGATATTACGATTAAGTGCGGGTGGATACAGATACGGCGGTGACGTAAAACTCCCTCAAGAAATGCAAGAAATGGGTGCGCCAGGATACATTGACTATGGCGAC